CAACGGGATGGCCTGCTGGGCCTGAATGTTGGCACTGACCTCACCATAGGCGGCACCAGCCTCCAAACCGGGAGACTTGGGTGCCTGTGTTTTGCGTGCGCGGGGCATCAGCCAGCCCTCAGTGCACTAACCAACTGTTCGGCTGCTCCCGGTGAGAACTCACCTGTCGGTGGTGCCCCCTGTGGAGCCATGCCTTCCGGACCTGCCGCCAAACCCGGTGCCTGCTCAGGAGCCATAGCCATACCCTCTTCAGGGGCAGGCGCTACAGCAGCCTGCTCTGCCCGTATCTCAGCATCCGCCTTTTCGATGGACTCAAAGATATCAAGACCCTTCTTACGATGCTTCTCAATCTTAGAGACATACACCACCGGCAACTGACCCGACAAAGCCTGCTGTTGGATCGCAGCCATAACCGCCTCTTCCAACTGCTCTTCATCGACACGCCGCCCCTCCATCTCCGGATCCTCAATATAAGGATGCTTGGTACGGAAAGTACGAAGGCTGATGCCCTTCATAGAAAGCAACTGCCCCAACTGGATAGTAGTGCCCTGTATGTCCGCGCCGGGAATGGAATGCGATACCACGTTATCAAGAATTTCGAAATGCTCATTCGGTGTGAAGTCAACCTGCCCGAAGTCGCCGGGATACCCGGTGAACATAGAGAACTTCTTGCCACCGAAATACCCCTTGTACGAAGCAAGAATGCATTCGTTCATATGTGGAAGGTGAGCCTCCATAATCTCTTGCATTTCCTGAATACGCGGGTCCAAAGCGGCACCCATGAGGGAGTCGATACCGCGTCCGGTACGGAGAGCCCCGTATGTTTCACCACCAATTTGAGGTACTGTTCCGGTAGAGATCCGTGCATTCCGTTCCAATCGGTCGATTGCATGATTGGTAGACGGATCAGGTGCCGACCGGAGTTCTCCGATCTGTTCAGCGTCAAGCAGAACATTGACTTGCCCCTCGCGGCCATCTTTCCACTCGCCACCGACAATCATCGGCACCTGACCCGACCGGCCAATGATATAGCGGTCAGGGAAGATCGCTTTCTCCTGTGCCATGATCTCCAACGCCATCATCTTCGCCATCAAGTCAACAATGCCGACGACATTAGAGATGGAAGATGCGATCCTATCTAGCGTTACTCGTCCGGGGGTGATGACACACGGCATCCCCGCCTTGTTCGGTACACGCGACAGTTCCATAGTCGCAGAGTGATGACCGTAAACCTGATTGTAGTGTTCGTAACGCGGACCCATTATACCAATAACGATATGCTCCGAGTCAACCCATTCGATGACATCCCAAAGTTCCTGCCTGCTTCTATCATCAGGAGCGACAGGGCCACCATTCTCAGAAGCAGAAGCAGGGTAATGGCTGCGTAGCCACGCACCCGACTTACCGTGGATGAACCCCACGTTCGCTGGTGGGTCCACATCCTCGTAAGCCTTGGGTTCCGGATACACCCCGAGAGGATCCCGCACATCGATACGGGGCATACCCTTATCGAAATCAGGATGAACAACTAGACAAGCAGTCGCGTACCCAGCCAGATGCCGATAAGCCCGCCTGATCTTTACCTTGTATTTAGACTGGTGCCATGTTGCAGCCAACGCCTTACGCCTGATATCAGCATACTCGCGTGACCGGACACCCCGCTCCTTGGAACCATCAACAGCGGGACAACCAATAAACGGCATAACCGACGCTGCACGCTGCGCTACCGCATCAATATTCTCAGAGATAAGGGCAGGCGTCAGCGGAGGAAGAACAGGTTCCCCCTCCATAGTGGGAACTGGAATAACATAATCACCGTTATATCGTTCCTTGACTTCCAACATGCGCTGAAGTAGAGGAGATCCGTTCTGCTGCCGCTGTTTAACGATTCCTACTATCTCATCGAAAGTATGCATCAAAACACCTGTCTAGCGGGCACAGTTGACCCCCACGGTAGTCCCTTATAGTTGAATTGTGAAGTATCTAAAGCAAATGATTGCTTACGCTGGCGATACAGGATCCAGATAAACCACAAAGCCATAACCTGATCCTGACGAAGTTTCGTTCCCCGCTTCAACGGACGCCACGCCTTCAACTGGCGTACCAACTGGTCTGCTTGGTGGCGTGTCGAAGGATCATCCGCATAAGGGATATCGATCTCACCGCGCATAAACGATAAAGCCATCGATGGGACACCAATCGTTTCATCATACTTGTTCATACCAGTCAGGTGTTCCCTAACCCTGAATCCGTACCTTTGTGTCATCTCAATCAGGCGCTCATCACGAGATAGCCCCTTCTGGAACACCATTGCTTCGATAATGACATCCGATACGCTGCTGCCGTTCCTACCGCACTGAAGCACAGCATCTTCGACAATGCCGAGGATCTGTTCGTTGCGGGTCAGCCCTACGTCTTCCCGAACGAAAAGTATTTTAAGTTTTCCTTCATGCGGTGTAGCAGCAATAACACAATTGTTAGAGCCGAGAGCGGGATCAACGCCAATATATACAGAGCAGTCTTTAGGCGGTTCATGGTTTACTGACCTCAACGGGTTTAGGCATTTCTGAATAGACTCATCAGTAAAGGTCGCAGCAGCCGAAGAACTGGGTTCCTGCATGTAGTTACGGGACCACGCCTCCTCACCAACCTTGCGGCGAATACGATCCAACGCCTCCATTGAGAACATCTCCGGCCACAACGGTTCCGGTTCACCCTTTTCGTTGGTGACAATCGCCGGAAACTTGATGACCCTGAGAATGTCCGAGTCGATCTGCTCCATGACCCGCTCATAGAAGTCATCCTCACCAACACGGGTACCATTGATGCTTGTTCGGCCCTTCTCACCGGGACGAGTCAACCAGTCCTGCCGAAAAATCTCGAACATCTGTTCGGTTAGGTTAAGAGAAACCCGTGACTGAATATCATCAATATGTAGGTGATCGGTTCGGGTACCAGCAATCTTAGATCGCCAACCCAATGAAACCATCGAATAGTCGCGTTCATCATGCCTGCTCTTCTTATAGACACTGAAGTAATCAGCGCCCCACGGCTGAGCGGTCTTACGCCCAGACTGGTTCTGGGGAACAAACGGACCATACTTCGCTACATAACGAGGAAACGGACCCTGAGGCTCCATACGGGAACGGATACGCCCAAGAATCTTACGGGCCATGTCCTGCCCCTCAGATCCGACAGTGATACGAAACTCAGGGTTAACGGCTAGTTTGTAACAGAAGTAATCCTCCGCCAACGTGGTCTTGCCATGCTCCGGAGGCCACAAAATCAAAGTGATATTGCCGGGTGGCGTATTCTCGTAGGCTTCGATGGCTTTGAGATGAAACCACGGAGATTCATGTTCGAAATACTTGCTTCGGAAACTCTGGAATGTGCCATCCCAGTCCTCGTTACCGCCATCACTCAGAGCCTTCGTTCTGATGGCATCAGCCCGTTCGCTGAACTCAGGGATACGTTGACGCCACTTATCGTAGGCCGACCGTGTGACACCGGCTATCAGGCAAGCCTTGGAGATGGTGCCATGCTCCGCCAGTCCCGCAAGGAACAGGTCACGGGTTTTCTGGCCTCTGGCTTTGCTGACATTAGTATCAGTCATGAGTCGTAGTAATCTATGAGTGATCGAAGACTGACTTGCCTACTTCAAGCCCAATGGTTTCCGAAGCAATAACAACGTCAGTGCTTTCGATCTTTACCGTATGGGTACCGATCTGATCTAAATCAACATCAACATAATAGATGCCGGTACCACTACCAGACACAACTGACAATGAGGTATCCGCCCCGCTGGGCTTTTTTTGAGTAGCGGTAGCCGTAGTAGCCACCCCCGTCCCTGCCGTCTTGAACAACGCAGTTACTCGTACCCGGTCGCCTTTATCGTATACAGCCATTAGACACCTACCAGTAGGTCTAGGGAATGTTGCTGCTCTTCAGCATTACTGCTACCGATAATACTCGTTACGCTGATCGTCATATCGGGCTGAGGAACCTTACGGATTATTACCGGCTGGTTCAACGTCCCCGTACCAGTGATCGCACCCGTGACATACGCAACTTCAATAACAGCAGCAGTTACCGTAGCCGTACCTGTAATAGCAGCCGTTATCGGCCTTTCTCTAACAATCGCACCCGTAGCCGTAGCCGTACCAGAGATACTTCCAGCAACAAACGCCTCTTCAGTGATCGCAGCCGTAACCGTAGCCGTACCAGTAACCGCACCTGTGATTGACGCAACCTCAACAATCGCAGCAGTAACAGTCGCCGTGCCAGTAATCGCTGCGGCTATGGAAGCAACTTCAACTACCGATGCTGTGACAGTCGCCGTACCGGTAATCGCCGCCGTGATCGCATGAACCTGTATCCCCTGATAGGAATAAACGGTACTTCGATAGTCGATGCCAGACTGGCGATAGTCAATAGCCATTACTCAACCTCGGGCGGTGGTGGGGAGGAGATGCGCCCGTCGTCCAGCACCTCGGCGTCAGCGTAGAACTGCTGACAGAACGTGAGCGCCTCTGCTTCAGTCGATTCGGATACATCCCACGTTTCCAAACCTGTCAACGCAGCGGTAGTGGTCAGGTAACCGATGCGATAGCCGTCGTTATCAACAGCCGCCCCAGCCTCAGCATGACCTCCACGGTCGTCTATCTCACCCTCAGGACCAGTACCCCACACCCCGTCAGATAGTTTCCATTTCAGGTAGATCATTGGGTCAACTCCGCTTTCGCTTGGTCGGCCAACATCTGTTCCCGATCAGAAACCATTTCGTCCAACAAGCCGATCTGCCCCATCGCATCCAACTGCGCCCAACCAAGATTCCCAGCCATGATCTGTAGATTGGTCTGCCGGGTCATACGCTTCTCCCAATACTCAGGTTGGGCGTGGTCGATCTCGTCACGGGTGAAGTGCGGAATGCTGTGGAAGATGTCCATAAGGGCTTGCATCTCCCGACGGGCGCCGATCATCAGAAGATTGGAGTGTTCCAACGCTATGGTCTTTTCTTCAGCGTCCAATGCATCCATCTCGTCACCGGTTTCAAGGAGCCGTTTGATCTCCAACTCGCACTTTCGGATACCCACCTCAGCGGTTCGCAGACCACGAAGACCGACCTGAATCTCTAAGCACACCTGATGAAACTGCATCTCTGCCGTGTCATGCTGACCCAGCACGAAGTGTTCCAGTTGGTACCGGGTCCGGGGCTGCTGGATGGCCTCTAAGGCGTCCTGTAGTTCCATCAGTTCGGGTCCGTTTCTGTTGAGGCCCAGACGCCCATCCCGTCGTGTCCGCCGTCGGTTGGGTACAGGGCGTCGCCGGTAGCGCCAGTGTTCTGGACGGTGGTGTCAGAAGCGTAGACCAACCGGTACTGATAAGAGCCTGATGCCCCGCCGAGGAATCCTTCGATCCCGGTGTTGGAGAAGCCGATGGAGTAACCGGCCATAGCGGTCGCTGAGAGAGTAGATCGGCTCCCAGAGGGGAACGCATACTTGTCGATGGCCGAACCCATGTTGTAACCCCCGCCGAAGTACCCGGCGACCTGACCGTTGGCGACACCGAAGCCGCCGTAGGTGGCCGTTGAGACTGCGGTCCCGGTGCTTGTAGTCCCTGAGGAAAAGGCGAGTTTGGTCACGGTGGACCCGGCGTCAACCCCGTTCCAGCCACCGGTGCTGTAGCCGATGTTCCCGCTCTGAGCCATACTCATCTGGATGTACCGGCCAGCGTCGATGGTGCCGCTCACGGTGGCTGCGGACGTATCGCTGGCAAAGGTGAACTTGTCGATGCTGGTGTTGTAAGGACCGGAGGCCGGAACACCGCCGCCGCAGTAACCGGCAACACCGCTGTCGCCGTAGCCGAACCCCCATTGGCGGGTCACCGTGCATTGGTTGGTCAGGGTGGAAACGGTTTCGTCTGGGACCGCCATCTTGTCGGTGTTCCGAGTCCGGTTGTAGCCGCCCGGCCAGTCAGCACCGGACATGCTGTACCCGGCGACCTGATTGTTGCAGCATCCGTGACTCGTAGAACCGATGGACGGGTTCACGACAGCCAGCGTTGACTTCACCCCCGGATCGAACGTCCACTTGGTGAGGACGCCCGAGGAGTAACTGGGACCGCCGTACCCTGCGTAGGGCGACGCTGCCCCCGGACCGAACAGGCCAGCGTTCAACCAAGTAGACACAGCCGTCTGCGGGTGCCCCTTCTTGGAGTCTCTGCGGCCCTTCCAGTTGGATACCGCCGTGGACGGGTTCGTCCGGTCCTGCCGGAACATGACTACGGCGAAACGTCGATACGGTTGACGTACCCGAAGAGTTGGATGGAAGATGTGGTCGCAGCGAACGCTGCTATCACCAACGGTGAACCGTTACCGACGATTATCAGACCGGGGATGACCAGCACCAAACCGGCCTCTGTGGCAATCGTTGACTCAATGATCCCACCAGCCGAAGCCGTCCCATACTCAATAGTGAGTTTCCGATCAGCCGAATCATAATTGGAAGCGTAGATCCAAACCTCATCCGTCTGGTCCGTGTCAGACGGCCCAGTATGGATCGTCTTACCAGCAGTCGCGGCATCATCGACAAGGATGCCAAGCCCGTCGGTGCTGCCCGACAGTTTAAGTTTAGTGAAAGTGGTTGCCACTACTGCTCCTAACTAAAAACCTGATTGGCGAGGATAAGACTACCCTCGGTGAAACCGCCTGTCAGCCCACCAGCAGTACCAGTGGTATTGATCGACGGGGTAGTAGTCCACGCAGTCGTAGACGCACCCGTACCAACAAGAATCGCACCCGAAGAAGCGTTCGAGTCAGTCAACCCCAACTTCGTTTCCACCGCAATCAACGCACCCGAATGATTCGTATGAATCACATCGTGTTCGTACCCGCTCGCGTCAAGGTCCGTAGTTGAACTAGGTGAAGGCTGCTGGGTAGCGGTATCAAGCGCAGCGGGATATGCAGTAGCCATCAGGCAAGCGTAATCGTCACAGCACCAGCAGCAACACTAATAGTGTCACCAGCCAACACAGCCTTCGACGTATCAACCGCCGTATGGAACAAAAGGTTCCCCGAAGACGCCGCATCCCACACACCAATATGCGTCACCGTACAAGCAGGCATACCCGTAAACGACTCCGCGTCCGTGTTCGCCGTATTCCCATTAGTCGCATGGGCAGCATCAAACGCACAAGCCTGACGGGCATACGACCCACCAGAACACTCCGCACCCGAACCAGCATCCGTCGGATCAGCAGTATGCAACGCCAAATACACCGCCGCAGGAGCCCAGTCAGCCGTATTACGCAACACATAATTGAGAACCGTAGTCTCAAGATAGTCAGACATCTCAGCCATAAAAAAACCCTCCCGAAAGGTACACCAACCGTCACCCGGTATGATAGAACTATAACACAGCCCCGTCCAGACCACAGGGCCAACATAAACCGAGGTCTGTGAACGCTCACCCCGTTACGTTCGCCCGTCAGAAGGGCTACTGCCCCCTGCACAAAGCCAAGAGGCGCAGGGGCAGACCAACGATGGTACCCGGTCAGGCCGAACCGTGCCTACAAACGGACGGAGGGAACCCAAGGGGTGCCTATACCTCAAAATACGCCACCTTGGGTGTCCTCGCCCAGTAAGAACAGCCTGACACATATATACAAAGGGGGCTTCAGGTACATCCACCCCCCCTACACAAGCCTCACTGCCACTCACCGTCGGCCCACCGCACCCACTCAACC